TCAAGATGCAATATATGAAGGAGCTTTTTAGATGATAGTTAATGTAACGAAAGAAGCAGACCAACATCTATCTAAAATTATTACTGAGGGTAATGCTAAAGGTGTTATGTTAGCAGTAGATGGTGGTGGTTGTGCAGGATTAAGATACTCTTGGGAATTAATACCAAGTAAAGAAGAGGATATGTCTACAAGAGATATGATAAATTTAAATGATGGTTTTTTATATATACATCCTACTGCTACTCTTAGTGTAATAAATACAACTATAGATTTTGTAAGTGATATAGCAGGAGCTTCACTTAGAATCACTAACCCTAATGCTACATCTAGTTGTGGATGTGGAGAAAGTTTTTCAGTATGACGAACATGTGGAAACATTATTGTTTAACAGAACATGAAGAGATAGATGTAGGTGAAGATGAAGAATGTAATTGGTGTGGATTAGATGCTGAAGCTGTGTCTATAGATGGATTTAAAGATGCTATAATAGGTTATGGAGAACAGTATACTAAAAAAACTTTACTTGTATATTCTTATATTAAGATATGTGAGATACTAAGAAACCGAGATGGTATGTCTTGGGAAGAAGCAGATGAGTATGCTCAGTTTAATATAGCTAATGTATGGGTAGGTGATAGGACTCCTATGATATTATATCATGAGTTTTGGGAAGGATGGAATGATAATGCGAGCCATAATTGATATAGAAACAAATGGATTAAGGCAAGAGGTAATAAAGAATAACTATACTATACCTAAAGCTACAAAGATACATTGTATTGTAGCAAAGGATGTAGATACTGGAGAAGTATATCCCTTTCCACCTGAGAGGTTAGATGGTTTTAAAGAGTGGGCATTAGGAGTGGATAAATTTATTATGCATAATGGTGTGTCCTTTGACGGCTTTATACTTAATAAATTTTTAAATACAAACATAACTCCTAATAAAATAATAGATACTATGTTACTATCACAATTAGTTGATCCTTTAAAAGATGGTGGTCATTCCTTAAAGATGTGGGGTATACGATTAGGTTTACCTAAAGGAGACATGGAAAGTTTTGAAGAGTATAGTCCTGATATGTTAGAGTATTGTAAACAAGACGTAGAGATTACTCATGCTTTGTTTAACAGACTGTCGAAGAATCCTGCAGTATCTAAGTCATCTTTATTTTTAGAACAAAAGGTAAGACAAATTATAGATAGACAAGAAGAGAATGGGTTTGCTTTTAATTTAGAAGAAGCTACAAAACTTTTTTGTTCTATTGAAGAGGAGAGAAAAAAATTAGAGACGGAAGCAGTTGATACTTTTCCACCTAAAGAAATTAAATTAAAAACTAAAACAAATTATAAACCTTTTAACATAGGGAGTAGACAACAACAAGCAGAGGTTCTAATGAGTAAGGGTTGGAAACCTAAAGATAGAACAGACAAAGGTAATATAATTTTAAATGAATCTATCTTATCTAATATAGATTTATCTGAAGCTAAAATGTTTAATAGGTTTTTATTACTACAGAAAAGGTCAGCTCAAATAAAGTCATGGATAAAAGCTTGTGATTCTGATAACAGAGTAAGAGGTAAGGTAAGAACTTTATCAACTGTTACAGGAAGAACATCTGCTAACAGTCCTAATATGCAACAAGTACCTGCAAACTATAGTCCTTTTGGAAAAGAGTGTAGGAATTTATGGACTATAAGTAATCCTAAAACACATAAACTTGTAGGTACAGATGCTAGTGGATTAGAACTACGTTGTCTAGCTCATTATATGTACAAGGTTGGTAGAGAGGATGCTAAAAAATATACAGATACTATACTAAATGGAGATGTACATACCACTAACATGAAGTTAGCAGGGCTACATAATAGAGACCAAGCTAAAACTTTTATATATGCTTTCTTATATGGTGCAGGAGCTTTTAAGATAGGTAATATAGTAGGACAAGGAAGGTCTGCAGGACAAGCTTTAATTAATAGGTTTTTAGATCGACTACCCTCTTTAGATTTGTTGCGTAAACAAGTTACAGAAGCATCTGCTAAAGGTTCTTTAAAAGGATTGGATGGTAGGAGATTAAAAATAAGGAGTCAACATAGTGCATTGAATACTTTAATACAAGGAGCAGGAGCAGTTGTTTGTAAACAATGGTTAGTTCATATCATGGAGAAAACAATAACAGAAAAGCTAGATGTTAAACTTGTAGCTTCTATTCATGATGAGTATCAGTTTGAAGTATTGAATAAAGATGTTGAAAGATTTTGTAAGATTACTAAGGAAGCTATACATGAAACTACTAAGACATTAGATTTAAAATGTCCATTGGATAATGAATATAATGTAGGTACAACATGGTTAGAAACTCATTGACAATTATTTAAAAGTATGAGATAATTCGTTCTATAATAATAATAATAACTAGGAGAAAATAATAAATGGTTATACAAGGAAAAGCATATTGGGCTGCTGTTAAAAATCCCAACACTACCTTCGATCCAGATGGTATGTGGACTGTAGATGTTTGTAATTTAGATGAAGCTAATCTAAACATTGCAAATAATGATGGATTAATTGTTAAGAATAAAGGTGATGATCGTGGAGACTTTGTTACAATAAAAAGAAAAGTAATGCGTAAAGATGGGCAAAGAAATAAACAACCTGATTTAATAGATGGTCAAAAGAAAATTGTAGATTGTATGATAGGCAATGGAAGTACTGTAAATATTTTATATAGTACTTATGATTGGGAATACAGAGGAAGAAAAGGAACTTCGGCTGACCTTAGAACTGTTCAGGTTTTAGATTTAGTACCATACAAAGATGGTAATGATGATGAGCTAAAAGAAATTCCAGGCTCATTCTCATCTAATGATGCAGTAGCTGAAGACGACATTAACTTTTAATTAATCCAAAGGATTGGGAGTAAACTATTGAAAAATATTAATACTTTAGTTGAAGATATATATGACCTCTTTACGAGGGATGGTGGACCTCCCATTCCAAAAGAAAAAGTAGATAAAGAAATAGAAATATTTCTAGATGAATTAAGAGAACACTTAACAGATTTTTTATATGCTAAAAAAAGGTCATCAACTAACTTAAGATTATCTTTAATTGGAAAACCAAGCAGACAAACATGGTATGAATTAAATAATAAAAAAGAAGATACTCCTTTAACTGCTCCAACAAGAATAAAGTTTTTCTATGGGCATCTATTAGAATCGTTATTACTTTTATTTACTTCTTTATCAGGACATACTGTTACAGGTAAACAAAAAAACTTAATAGTGGAAGGTGTTGAAGGACATCAAGATTGTTTAATAGATGATGTGGTTGTTGATTGTAAGAGTGCTTCACCTTATTCCTTTAAAAAGTTTAGTACAGGACAGTTAACAACAGATGATCCCTTTGGTTATGTAGGACAACTCTCTGCTTATGCTCAAGCACAAGGTAAAAAGGAAGCTGCTTTTTTAGCCATTGATAAATCTGGTGGAGATATAACACTTCTTAAATTACATGATATGGAAATGATTGATGCTAACGAAAGAGTTAAATATCTTAAAGAAATGGTTAAGAAAGATAAACCTCCTGCTAGGTGTTATGGGGATTTGCCTGATGGAGTTAGTGGTAATCGTAAGCTTGCTGTCGGTTGTATTTATTGTTCTCATAAACGTGAGTGTTGGAGTGATGTTAATCAAGGCAAAGGACTTCGTTTGTTTAAGTATGCGAAGGGCACTCGATTTCTTTCGAATGTTGTTAAAGTACCTGACGTGGAGGAGATAATTGAGTGGTAGTCATTGGTATGATTATCATACTAAAGAAGTCTTTGTTTCTAATTTAAATAAATTTGGATTTGTATATGTTATAACAAACACTAAAAATAAAAAAAGATATGTAGGATGTAAACAATATTTTATAGGAAAAACTAAGAAGGAATCTAAGTGGGAATCTTATATGGGTTCTTCTAAATATTTAAAGGCTGATATAAAAAAGATAGGTAAGAAACATTTTAAGTTTGAAGTTATAGCAGAGTATGTAAACAAAAGAAGTCTACGATACTATGAAGCATACTACCAAATGAAATGGGATGTACTTACTTCTACTATTCCAGGTAGTGATGAACCTGCATTTTATAATTCTTATGTAGGTGGTAAATGGTATAGACCTGTTGAGAGTTATCGAGATCCTGAATATATAAAGACTCTTACAGAGTCTATAAAGTTTAGAACAAAACCTATGAGGTGCACAAAAGAAAATGGTGAAGTAGTGATCTTTAAAAAATGTAAAGACATGACAGATGCAGGGTATGATTTTGGGACTCTTTCACATATGGCTAATGGTGGCTATCAAAAACAAACACGTGCTAAAAAAGGATATATCTCCAGAACAAAACATAAAGATATAGTTAAAGCAGAGTATATAGATGACGACAACGATTGACATAGAAGCAGGAGTTAGTATTGGTAAGTCCAATGAAAGAGTTTTATTTATTGCAGTAGTCTTACAAGCTTTACTAGATGCAACTAAACCAGAACAACCGAATGAATCTAAAACAGCAATATATGCAAGAGAACGAGCAACTGCTTGGTTCTTTGCAGAAACAGGAGTTACGTGTGAAAATTTTAAATATGTTTGCGACATGGCAAATCTCAATGCAGAGTACACTAGAGGTTTTGCATACAAAGTTATTAAAGATAAAGAGGTACTTTATATTAGAAAAAAAATTAACTACTTACTCAAAGGAAATTGATCCTTATGAAACTTTACATGAATATGGAGACGGTATGATGGGAACGGATGAAAGAGGAATGACAAGAGAAAACCATGAACAATATATGTATAGACGTAATCAAGAAGATAAGGCTATTGATAAAAGAAAACTTAAAGCTCTTAATAAACAAGTAGGTGGTAGCCACTATAAAGATTTTAAAATTATGCCTATTGAATATATAACTCAAAATAAACTTGACTTTTGTGAAGGTAATATAGTAAAATACATTTCACGACATGAGAAAAAAAATGGAGCAGAAGATATTAGAAAAGTAATTCATTATGCAGAACTAATATTACAACAGAAGTACGGAAAGGATTTTTAAATGGCATCATTAATGGGTAGTAATTATTTACCTACTGAATATCAATCATTCATTCATATGTCTAGGTACTCACGTTGGATAGAAGAAGAAAGTAGAAGAGAAACATGGGGTGAAACAGTAGGAAGACTTGTAGCTTTCTTTAAGGATCATATAGATACTAACTATAAAGGAGGAGTTACAGATAAAGAATGGAATGAAATAGAAGAATCTATTTTATCTCTTGAGGTTATGCCAAGCATGAGAGCTCTGATGACTGCAGGTAAAGCATTAGATAGAGAACATGTATCAGGTTATAACTGTTCTTAT